GCACTATTAAATCAAATTACACTAAAACAAAAGATGTATTAAAAGATCCAGTTACTGAATCACCTGAAATAACTAAATCAGAAGTAGAAGGCACTGATATTGTAATTGAATTTACTACTACAGATCCTATTGCTAAAATGAAAATACTTAGTCATTTAGATTCTGAATTTCCTTTTGAAATTAATAATACAGGTAATGACTATAAATTAACTGTTAAAGATTATAAACGTACAGGAAGGGATATTTCTAAAATGAAGATGTGGATTAAATCAGATAATAAAATAGAATCTAAACAAATTGATATTGTAATTGATGGATGGGTTTCTCCATTTGCTAATGTAGAAGAAAAAAAAGGGGCATAAAGCCCCTTCTGTTTGAATTTAGTAAATATATTCTAATGTTACAAGATCTGTATTTCCCGATCCAGCATATCTTTTTATTGGATACCCTTCAGTATTATAATCATATACATACTGAAACCCATTTGGGTTGGTATCTGACATATTTATATTAGTTGGGTTATTGTATGATAAAAATATAGTAGGATTTAAGCTAGTTTCTACTACTCTGTCAAAAAAACCAAATGGGATAACTTCTTTAAGAGGATTTTTATTGTTATCATATTTATGAGATAAATAATAAACTGGGTTTTTACCAGATAAAATACTAGTTTTAAAGTAATTTCCTAATTCATCGTATTCAAATCCTTGATAACTCCCACCATTAACCCACAACTTTGTCATTCTATTTTTATTATTTAACTCGATGTATAAGAAATCTTTTTCTTTATCTTCATAAGTAATTGTAGGTCCATCCATTACATGATGAGTAGTTTTCGTTACTTTTTTTATAGTAACTACATCATTGTTATAAACAATAAATTTAGTAATCCAAACAGTATCATTTTTAGAAGCATCAACATCATATATAATTTTAGTGCAATTAGATCCAGATAATTTAGTTTTACTTTCGTAAGTAATTGAATTAAATGTTTTGTATTTTAATTTACCTGTTTTGTTTTTTTCTTCTATATAAACAGTTTCTACAAAACCGTCGGAGTTATATCCAAATAATATAAACATATCTAATAAATCACCATTTTGTATATCCCTAGCAATCAGTTGCTTCAACTGAACTGCAGGTTTTTCAGGTTCTACTTGTGGGTCTTCTTTAACTGGTTCTGGGTCTTTTGGTTTTTTGCATGCAGCAATGACTGAAATAATTGCAAGTAAATAGATGTACTTTTTCATATTAGTTATAAGTTTATTTTGTTCGGGGCAAACATAATACTAATATTTTAATTATGCAAATGACTAGTAACCTGATATAATTTTATCTTCATGCAACTGAATTATTTTAAGAATCATTCTACGTTGATTTTCTGCGTGAGTAGCGTATCCAATCTTTTTCTTTAATTCCAAATATTTTGCATAGTTAGGTTTATTCAAACTAGTCTTTAATGGCTTATTCCATTTGTCTTTTTTTGTAGATTTTGACATTGTATTATTTAAGTTTTTACAAAAGTACAAATAGTTGTCCTGTTTTGTCCTGTTTTGTCCCAAAATCTTATATATCAGTTTGTTACTAGATACTTTTGCCTTTATGCAAGGGCAAATGTCTTTATTTGAAGGTTATAACTATTTCAATAGAACTAGTCAAGATTCAGCTGATGGAAAGATACTCGATTTGATTGGGTTATATACTGATGAATACGGTAACGTAAAAGGCGTTGATGGCCTTACATTCGTAAAAGAAATCGACTCACTTATTGCTTCAGGAGTAAAATACATTGATATCACAATCAATAGCGAAGGCGGTTCTGTAAGTGATGGATATTCTATCTTCTCAGCTATCCAAAATGCTAATCAAGCAGGAGTAAAAGTAGATACCTACGTACGCGGGGCTGCTGCTAGCATGGCTGGAATTATCGCTATGGCTGGTAGAAAGAAGTACATCATGGACTACGGATTTTTCATGCTCCATAACCCCTCTATTGACTCAGAAAATCTTTCTGAAAAAGACAAAGAAATACTAAACATCATTAAAACATCGCTCACTAATATTTTCATAGGGAAAACTGGTATTGATGCCGCTACTATTGAAAATATGATGAATGAGGAAACTTGGATGAGTCCTGATATCGCCGTTTCAAAAGGTTTCTTCGATGAAGTAATTGCCTCGGGGCTTAAAATAGCTGCTAATGGAAATGTTATTTCCAACTACAGATATATATGTAATCAATTAATTATAGATAAAAAAATTAAAAATGAGATGGAAGATAAAAATAAAGTAGAAGAGGTTAAGCAAATAAATGCGATGACTGAAGAGCTTAATTTAATTAAATCTGAGCTAGAAAAAATCAAAAATGAGAAAGAGGAACTTGAAAAAAGGCTAGCTGAAAAAGAAGCAGCCGAAATAGAGGCTAACAAACAAGCAGCTACTGAGTTTGTTGAAAACTCAATAAAAGAAGGAATTCTTCCAGAAGAGACTAAAGAAGAATCTTTAAGTCTTGCCATAAGCAACCTTGCTTCTTTCAAGAATATCGTGAATTCTATGCCTAAGAAAAATGTAGCGCACAAGCTCCCAAAGTTAGGTATTGAAAACAAGGCTACCAAAGCTGAGCCAACGGTTGATTTCCACGACTTAGATATGAATAATCCTAAAGAGTTTAAGCGATTAATGGAAGAAGAGCCAGAGAAGTTTCAGCAAATGAAAAATGAATGGTTAGAACAAGAACGAAAAAATAAAAAGAAAAAATAAAGATATATGGCAGATATTAATTCACCTTATGGATATGTATACTTTGTATCGGGGGATGCAATAAACCCACTTACATTAGTACCAAATACATTTGTTCTTACAGCAAATGGCCCTCAAACAGTTCCTAATATGAAATATTGGAAGACTGTAATTAAGCCCCCAACACTTACGGCAGGCCCTGCTTTTGTGCTTAACTTAACTCTAGATACCGATCAATTAAGACATGGTGCAGAACTTTTGGTTGATGTAACTACTACTGGAACAGAAACAGTAGCATACGGCACAGGATTTTTCGCAGGTCAAGCAGGTATCACAGGAGTTGCAGGAAAGAATTTCATTCATCAATTCACTTACGATTCAGTTTCAAAAACATTTAAGGCTACTGGACTACCTAAACAGGTAAACTAACATTTAAAAACTTAACAAAAAACCTATTTAATAAAAAAATAATATGGCATTAGAAGCAGAAATTTGGGGTAAGGACATACAGAAGAATTTCTATCAAGGTCTTGACTTCTTACAATATTCAATAGATCAATCAGAATACATTCATGGAAAGTTAGTTCACTTGCCACAAGCTGGAGGACAACCTATAGTAGTTAAAGGAAGAACAGTTCTTCCAGCACCTATTTTAGGTCGAGTTGATACAGAGATAACTTATCCAATAGTTGATTATACAACTAATCCACAGGTGATTTCTGATTTAGAAACATGGCAATTAACATATCCTAAACGTATGGAGCTAATGGGTGAGCATTATTCGAAACTTAGAGATCGAATAGGTCATCAAGCACTTTATGAGTGGGCTGTTTCTGGAGCATTTGATACAAATCGTATTATCCGAACTACAGGAGCAGCAGGGGGTGCATTACCTCCACCAGCATTAGCAGGTACTGCGCCTACTGGTAACAGACGATTAATTACTAGATCAGATATTGCAAACTTAAAAGTGATCTTAGATCGTGATTTAGTTCCACAAGATGAAAGATATCTTATGATGGACTTCAGCATGATGAACAATGATTTGTTAAGTATTCCTGAGTTCATTAACTCTTTCAATATGGGTAGTGTTGCGCTTCCAGCTGGAGTTATTGGAAGAATTTATGGTTTTAACGTCATAACATATAGTTACCCTATTGTTTACGCTAATACAACACCTCCTACAAAACGAGTTTTGGATTCAAATACAGGGATGCCAACAGTAAGTGCGGCTGATGATTGTTTAGCAGTGCTTGCATGGTCTAGATATTCAGTAGCTCGAGCGATTGGAGAGACTAAAGTATATATGGATTCTGAACTTCCAGAATACTATGGCGATATGATTTCTGCGATGCAATGGTTCGGTGCAACTATTATCAGAGGTGATCACAAAGGTACAGCAGCATTAGTTCAAGCAGTAGTTTAATTAATTAAAAAGATATTATAAATATGACATATTCAGAATTAGCACAATTAGCAATGCCGCATTTCAATGATGTAGATGTGGTATATATAACCAACGACGGACAAGTTTTTTCAAGCCATAAATCAGCTATGGAATATGCTTCTGCAAAGGGAGCGCAGGTTTTTGAGTTTAAAAAATCTGATTTACAAAAAACAGAAGATGAGTATAATAAACAATACTCTAATGAATCTTCTAAACAAAAAACAGAATCTAAAAAAACTAATCCTAACGTAAAAGAATAATATAAATGGCTCTTTCAGAAGTAGTTGTAAAAAAAGGGGAGGGTGGACTTGGTAGACCGCTGGAAGGTGAAGATCACATTTCAGGTATGTTATTCTTTTCTGCTACCCTCCCAACAAGTAGTATTCCTGATGGGTTTACTACTACTAGTAGAGTAAAGCCTCTTTATTCTTTACAAGATGCAGAAAAATACGGAATCAAAGGGGATTACTCCAATGAAACAAAAGCTACTGGTAAGATTAAGATAGCAACAG